AGCAGAAATAATTAGAGCGGCTGGCGGTGCTGGCCCAGAAGAAGGTGCGCAGGGTGTCAATCCTATGGATATGTCTGGCGGCGGCGGTGGTAACATTGGCGTCGGTGGTGCGGCAGTTCCGGGTGAACCGGGCTTTAGCGCAGCTGGTCAACAGCCCCCACAACCTGAGGGTGGCGGAGACGTAGGTGCTCAGTTAGCCAGCATCATGGGCGGACTTAAATGATACGAGAAATAGCTAAGAAACTAATGCCGTTGGTCGGTGTTAAACGCAATGTCGATGCGCTAAATGCGTACGTAGAATATCGTACACATGAGATGCACAAAGTATTGGAACAGGCCGAGGATACAAAAACCATGTTTATGGCGCAGGGGGCCATCCATGAGTTGCGTAGAATTAATACACTACGTGAAGAAGCACAGGCCAAAGGGGAATAACAATGGCACGAAAAATAATGATGGCACAAGAAGGTAAAGCACCGCTTCCAATGCAGGAAGCGACATCCGCACCACAAGGTGGCGGACCAAAGGCGGCCAACCCCGCAGCCATGATTCAAGGCTTGGCGGCACCATCTGGCCCCGCTCCGCGACCCGGTGCTGTAGACCCACGGGATGAAGCAGTAAAAGAAGTGTCAGCTAAAATGCAAGCTAAGAAAGCTCCCCCACCTGCACCTCCTGCTCCTATGGCACCATCCCAAGGCGGAATCGCGGGTGCGTTGATGCAACCCCCGCCAGCACCCGCACCAGCATTGAATCCTATGATGCAACCTGCAGCCGCTGCTATGGCACCTCCCCCTATGCCACAAGTCCCCGCGATGGCAAAAGGCGGTATGCCTGAAGATGCTGAAGGTAAAGGGCTAGCTGTTATGATTGGCCTCGGTGCCCCCTCCTACGAAGAAGCCGCTGAAGGTAACCCTCCTCCCGGTGCTACAAAAGAAGAAGTAGCCGATGACCAACTCGTCCTACTTAGCGAAGGTGAACTCGTTGTTCCTGCTAACGTTGTCCGCTACCACGGTCTTGGTACATATGAAGGTATGCGTCGTGATGCGCTCATGGGCATACAAGAGATGGAAAACAGCGGTCAGATTGAGTACGTTAGCGGCGGCAAAGAAAAGGCTGACCCTGTTGATGATAATGGCGGACTGATTAAGGCACAAGCGGGTACCACGCTCATGGGAGCAAACCCAGGCATAATTGGACCGGGCATAGGGGGACCGTATATGCCTTCAACTCCAACAGCCGCCTCAGAAAAATTTGTTACCACACCGACAACAAGTGGGACGCCCCGTTCCGGCGCTACAACAGATACAACTCCGTTGACTATTTCTAATAAGCCATACACCCCTACCACAGATTTGACGAGTGTGTATGCACCTAATATTGATAAGTACAAGGAGTCAACCGATGACGGGGATGACGGGGATGATGGAGATGATGGAACTACGCCTCCGACAGACCCGTGCCCTCCAGGATATAAGATGAATGCTGCAACAGGAGTCTGCGAACCGATTTCCACTCAGACAGCCGCTCCACAACGCCAAGATGACCCCAGTGACTCGCCTGAACAACCTGCAGGAGCCACAGCAGTTTTCGGCGGTACGTCTCAGAATGGACGTCTTATAGGCGCTACAACATATGACTTCGGTCTTCAATCTAGTGAGCCAGGTGGATTTGGTATTATGGGTGCTCTGCTAGGTGGCAGTGACCAAGTGGTGCTGACCGACCGCAATACTGGACGCAAAGCAGTCATGTCCAGAAGCACCTATGACGCTATGAAAGCTGACCGCACGAATCCTGAAAATACTCAGTTCATCCAACAGCTCATGGATACACAAGCTAAGATTGATGCAGATTATGCTATGGGTAGGCCGGACCAAGGATTCTTTTCTGATATTGGGGGTAATAAGAAAAAAACTTATGAAACGACAACGGCTAAAAGCATGGCTGAAGGACTGGGACTTGATTATACTGGCCAATCCTTAGCGGAGATTATGGTTATCGCTGATGCGCAAAGTCAGACGGGTGACACTACACCGGTTACCACTACTGATGTTGGAAACATAGATTACAGTGATGTGACTCCCGAGGCTGTTGCGCGTGTCGCCAACGATTTCAAATCAAATGTAGGCAATATGTCTATGGACCAACAATTGAAGGCGCTTAATCTAATGACTGAGGGTCGGTCAGGAACTGTTATCGGAGAGGATGGGGAAGTCGTGAACGTTAATCCTGATAACATATATGGAGACCCAGGCGTAAATAGAACCGCAATAAGTGCCCTCCGTGCTGATATACAACGCAGTGTAACTCCTGATGTATTTGCAAAAATGGAAGAAGGTGTTGATGCGGAAGCAGCTGGCTTCGAAAGCGGATTACCGGATGAGCAAGAAAATAGACGACAAGCTATGGCAGATGCACGCGCAAAATTTGAACGTGACCAACAACAGGATGCTGACGATGCTGCCACAGGCAGAGGTAATATTGTCACAGATAGCAGGGGCCGTCCTGTCACAGACAGTAGCGGTCGCCCCGTTACAACTCGTCAAGGCTCAGCAGCACGTAGTACCCCTGAGGGCGATGATGAAATCAATCGTCAAGCAGAGGCTATGCGTAGAGACGCTGACCGTAGAGAACGGGAGGAGACCAGTCGTAAAAATGAAGAAAAGATGCAACAAAAGATTGCATCTGGCGTTGACTTAGAAGCGGCAGCATACGAAAGCGGGTTGCCTGATGATGACAACTCTGGTGGCAAGTCAATTGTCTGCACAGAAATGTATCGTCAAACACAGCTTGATGATTGGGCTAGGACAATGAAGATATGGGATACATATCAGAAAAAGTACTTGACACCACTACACGAAGTAGGGTACCATTGGCTCTTCAAACCATACGTTCGCGGTATGCAGAACAGCGGCATTTTAACTAATGTCGGTGCGTTCTTTGCACAGAAGCGAACACAGCACCTCAGACATATTCTAACAAAGGGCAGGGCTAAGGATAGCTTTGTCGGTAATGTCTGGTGCAAAATTATACATCCTATCGTTTATTTGGTAGGAAAGATGGTTTACAAAAAATAACAATTGTAAACTATAGTCCGGCTACCCATCACCCCGAAAGGCTACTGGTGGCCCCAACAAGGAGACTAACATGGCTGAAGCAGCTGTTAAGCAAGATATTAAAACCGCACCTATGAAATATAAGAACAATCGCCAAGAAACAGAACAAGCTGAATTGCAACGATTGGAAGCGGAACGAGCAGGAATCCTAGACGAACAAGAAGCTGAAGAAAAGGATAAAGCAGAAACTGATGGACTGGCTCCCGAAGAAAAAACATTTAAAAAGCGCTATGGCGACCTTCGCAGACATGCCCAGCAAAAAGAAGAGAATATGCGTGAGAAGATACGTCAGCTTGAGACGCAGCTTTCGACGGCAGCTAGGGAGGCTATCCAACTTCCTAAAACAGATGAAGAGTTATCTGAGTGGTCTAAGCAGTATCCAGATGTTGCAAAGATGGTGGAAACAATTGCCACTAAGAAAGCCCAAGAATTAGACAGTTCTATTGAACAGCGCCTCGCCGCAATTGCAGAACGCGAAGTAGAGGCAAATCGAAAGACTGCTGAAGCTGAACTTATGCAGTATCACCCTGATTTCGATGATATTCGCAATAGTCAGGATTTCCATGATTGGGTTGAGATACAGCCTAGTTGGGTTCAGAAAGCACTTTATGAAAATGAAAATGATGCTCGTGCTGCATCTCGTGCTATTGACCTTTACAAAGTTGATATGAATATCAACGAAAAAAAGGAAAAAGCCCCTACAAGCAATAAAGATGCTGCTAAATCAGTTACGTCCCGTGGGACTAGCGCCGTCGCTGAGACAAAAGAAAAACAGTCAAACCAGTGGCGCGAATCACAGGTAGCAAAAATGAAGGGTGCTGAGTTTAGCAAGCATGAGCAAGAAATTGCAGAAGCTGTGCGAACCGGTAACTTCATATATGATATATCAAGAGGTGAATAAAATACCTCTTCACAATTAGTTTCAATTGTGGTACAATATATATAACTTTACGCGTGGCCCTTGATTTTTTCAAGCAACCCACATTGTGCTCTACACATTAATAGCACTTAGTTTTATTGTAACCTTGGTGTAGCAAGGTATACGATTTTCTCTCCTCTAAACCACCCAGGTGATGATTGGCCCCACGTAGTGGACACCCAAGCTGACTGGCCTTTATGGTGTTCAGGAAATCGGAGTTTAATAGCCTCATTTTAGGAGAATAAGATGGCTTTTCAAACTGCCGCTGGATACGGTAACCTACCGAATGGCAACTTTAGCCCGGTAATTTACTCGCAAAAAGTCCAGCAAGCTTTTCGTAAGTCTTCTGTCGCTGAGTCAATCACGAATTCTGACTATTTCGGTGAGATTGCAAACTATGGTGATACCGTTCGTATCATCAAAGAGCCAGAAATCACCGTTAAAGAATACGCTCGTGGTGCACAAATTACGCCACAAGACTTGGACGATGAAGACTTTTCCCTTGTCGTAGACAAGGCCAACTACTTTGCATTTAAAGTAGATGACATTGAAGAAGCGCATTCACACGTTAACTTCGAATCTCTTGCATCTGACCGCGCCGGCTACCGTCTGCGTGACCAGCATGACCAAGAAGTTCTGGGTTATATGTCTGGCTTCAAACAGTCCAGCCTTAGCTCTGCTGCTGGCACCGCAAACGACACAGTAAGCGGTTCAAAAGCAGTATCTACCGCTGGTAGTGATGAACTTCTGACTAGCATGAAGCTTCGCAAAGACAGCTTCGGCAACATCACCACAGGTTCTGCTGGTGACCACTCAATCCCACTGGCTGCTCGTCTTCCTGGTGCAACTGCCCTTCCAACTGCAACTGCCTCACCTCTGATGGTTATTGCACGTATGGGCCGTCTCCTTGACCAGCAGTTTGTAGATAACGATGGTCGTTGGCTGATTGTAGACCCTGTTTTCATTGAACTGCTCAAGGACGAAGACTCTCGTCTTCTGAATGGCGATTTCGGTGGCTCAGGTCTCCAAGGTGGTCTTGCTGTCGGTCAGCTGCATGGCTTTGATGTATATGTATCCAACAACCTGCCGTCTGTCGGCACGGGCGCGGGTACAACTGGTACAGCTAACCAAAATACCAACTTTGGTGTTATCGTTGCTGGCCATACATCAGCTGTAGCTTCGGCTTCACAAATTACGAAAACTGAGGCATATCGTGACCCAGATTCGTTTGCGGACATCGTTCGCGGAATGCACTTGTACGGCCGTAAGATTCTTCGCCCAGAAGCAATCGTAACTGCCAAGTACAATGCAGCTTAAGGGGAGATTAGACAATGGCAACCTTTGATTTGACTGCTTCCGGCACCACAGGTGTTGGCGCTAACTCAATTGCAGTTCTTCCTTCCCATAAGCACACACATGTGATGCGCAATCTGGAAGCGTACGTTGATGTTGACGAGCTGATTGCTGCAGGAAACACTCTTGCAGACGGCGACATCTTTCAAGCACTTGAAATCCCTGCCGGAACTTTGGTTCTGAACGCAGGTGCAGAAGTGATGAAAGCGTTCAACTCAAGCGTAACTGCAGACATTGACTTCGCAGCTGGTGATGACATCGTTGACGGTGCAGACGTGACCTCTACAGGTTTCTGTGCGGCCGGCACAAATGGTCAAACTAACACAGTCGTAGGTAGTGCAGCCTCCACTTATAC